GCAATCACCTGCGAAGGCAGGCATAGAGCGGCACGGCGTCTCCAGGCGGGTCTTAGCCGGGCGGGACTTAGCGCAGCATTGCGACGCAAGGTGTATCGCGTTTTGTGCTTGGTATATTCCGGTGAAAGGAAAACCGATGGAATCCACATGGCCTAAAAATACAGCGGATTGGAAGTGGTCAGTTGCGCGAAAGGACGTTGCCATTCTTCTGGCGGCGATGCGGCCGGGAGAAAAGTTATCGGTCGCTGAGGTGTGCAAGCGAGTTGGATTAACCAGAGCGCAGTTCCGATCAGTTCTGTGGCACGCACGCAAAGATGTCGCCAAGTCGAGAGAAGGTGGCGTTTATAAACTAAGCGACGGCTTCATATATCGACTGACAAACGCTGAGGCATCAGCACACGGTCGCGATGACAATAATAAAGGACGCCGCCACTTCCTGCGCGCACGGACACGCTTGAGCACGGTTAAAACGCATGAGCTTGATGAGGAAGCAACGCGAACTCATCGGCTGCTTGAAGCGCAAATGAACGTCGCTCTTGAAGCTCTATCGCCGCAGAAGCGGGCTGCAGCGCAGCGCGAGATGTCGAACGGCAAGATCGATGCTGGTGATTTGGGCCGCCTGTTTTCCTGATCATTCATTGAGCGGAGAAACGACGATGAGTGCAGGCCGTCTCGAAAACGAGACCAGGATCGACGAACTCGATGTAACTGTGCGGACGAGCGAGCTTCTCATTCTCGCGCTTGGAGACCGGTGCGGCACAGTCGGAGACCTGCGCAAGACGTTTGCTCAGACGCGGCTATCGCTGCGAAATGGGCCAAGTCGCATAAAGCTGCGCGGGATCGGCCAGAGAAGGCTTGACGAAATCAGGCGAATACTTCCCGAGATCGTTGCGGATGACGCGCATGACGCGGGGACGCTCCACTGACTCCGCAATGAGCAGCTTGGGCATGTGAGGTCTTCGAGCTCCGTGAGAATGAACGCAATCAAAGGATCGGCGGTATTGCTACTCTGCATCTTTGCGGTCGGGATTATTATGCTTTTGAACGGCCCACCACGAAAGTCGATAGCAGATAACTGCAAGAAGAAGTTTGCCTACGACCAGAACCTCGTCGCAAAGTGTTTAGCGACGATCTCATTGCCGCACACAAAGGACCAAGACGACGTCTCAGGATCTCGCTTGGACCGGAATTGAGATGATGCCGTGACCATGAATGCCTCCTAGTAAGTCAACAGGCCGCGCAGAAACGCTCGTATGATGCTGTCTTGCGTGATTTCCACGTAGGCGACGCGGCCCCACAAAAATGCGTTGAGGATGAGCAGAAACCTAGTTGCCGTCATGCTGTTTCATCCTCGAGCGCACTCCATTGGTCGTCATCAGGTCGGGTCTAATCAGGCGACAACCAGATTAGCCAACGCTTCGGCCTCCGATATTTCGACCTTTAGTCAGTGACAGGAAGTCTCGCTGGGACGGCCACAGATGCGGAATGAAGCGATGAAGCAGATCGCCATCCGACTGCCACATGACATGCTGGATCAAATCGGGGAGCGTTTCTGTCAGCTCGATAGGACAGCAGTAATTCACAAAATGGCCGCGCATTATTGGAAGCGCGCGCAAGACGGGAATGATATTTTTGTCGATTTATGTCGCTATTTGATGAAAGTGTGGCCAAAGTGCTTGACGGTTCGAGCTTAAAGTGATACGAATCATTCCACACTGCCAGAGTCGCCAACATCGAAACATAGCCCGCCGAGCCAAGCTCGTTGCGGGATTTTTTGTATCTGGCGGCAGCACGGATGGACGTGCGAGGGTTGATCAGCCCTAAGGCGATTCAGCGAATTGATCGTCGCTGGGTAAAGCGCCCGAACTGACGGGACAACCGCTAGCCGGTATCAAGCCCGGCCGGTCAGAATTCTTCAATTGCAGGTCTGGTCTATTGGCTGTGGCCTCAGCCTTCCAAGCTGATGAAGCGAGTTCGATTCTCGCGGCCTGCTCCACATTCCTGTCCGCAGAGGATCAGGAGACCATCACCGCTCGCAAGACGGGCTCGTCACGCCAGCACGCCAAACACATCAGAACGGCATGGCAAAGGACCGAGGCCAGATCAGCGGGGATGGAACTCACCGACCTCTGGTTCTGGACTGGTTTCATTCTAGGAGCAGGGTGTTGGTGGCTGGGCTATTGGCCGTGGTTCTGACATGACGCCGACAGGACAGACAGTCTGCGCCAACTGCGGGCAGGTGATCGCACAAGGCGCGACGATCAAGCGGGATGCTAACGGTCATTGGCGGCACGCTGAGAAGTGCGGCCCTGATCTGATCGGGATGAAAGTCCGCAGGCGCGTCAACCGTGAGACGGTGCAGCAATGAGAACTCGCCTGCGGCTCTGGTGCCAAATGTTTAAGCACGGACGCTATGAGCGTTGGCACACAAATGACGGCAAGTTCCGCATCGCGATCACGCGTGATCGGCTCACTGCCCGCACCCATTACATTTATGAGATTGTCTGGTGAGCGTAGACGCTGGCCTCGATCTGTTCAAGGCCGACAGTCACATAAGCGAAGCCGATCTCATTCTTTCCGAAGCCCTCCGCATCTGGAACGAAAGAGAACAGCGGTTCCCGTCGCAGGTCCGCATGACTTGGCAGCAAGGCTCACAGCCAGCCCGAGAGTCCACGTTATGGCAGGCGATGCGCAACCTAGGCATTGAGACGTGACCGCAGCGCGATTGCCACAAGATAGCAACCGCCCATGGATCTGGCTGTACAAGACATCCAGGTGGAGGAAGCTCCGTCTGATGCAGCTAGCCAGGCAGCCGCTCTGCCGGTTCTGCATCGACCGTGGCAAGGTCACGCCGGCGACAGTCTGCGACCACGTCGAGCCACACAAGGGCGATCACGATAAGTTCTGGCGCGGTCCGTTCCAAAGCTTATGTAAGTCGTGCCACGACGGCAGAAAGCAGTCGATGGAACGTGTTGGTTATTCGACAGAGGTTGGCCTCGACGGGTTCCCTATCGACCCGAGACATCCGGCGCTCGCGGCCAAGCCCGGCGCGCAATGAGTGCTCGACCCAATGGCCGCAGCATATACAAGGCAGGGGGTGGTTGCATCCTCAACCCCTTCGAAACCGGGAACGGCGTGGGTCCTAAATTTCTCGTTTTTGCAAATTAACGTTCTGATCTACAACGCATAACGGACACCATGGCAACGCGAGGCGTAAAGCCAAAACCGGCGCACCTGAGATTGGTGGACGGCACACGAAATGTGACGCGCCATGGTTCCGAAGAAAGGCTTCGCAGTAAAGTCGAACGCGCAACGTCTGCCTTCGGAAAATTGCTCAGACCTAAACACCTCAATGGTGAGGCGCGGGCGGCGTGGGACAAATACATAAGGCCTGCTGGATGGCTGGATGGAAGCCGCGAACCGGCGGCGATCGCGTTTTGCGAACTCTGGGCTCAATTCAGAGATGCTCCTGCTGACTTCCCATCATCCAAACACGGTCAGATGCGGGCCTACATGGCCGAACTCGGCCTGACTGACGAAAGAAATCGTGCCGAAAAAGAAGACGAAGAGAGCGACGAGTTCTTCGACTGACCGCGCCACCGCGTATGCGCGGGCGGTTGTCGAGGGCTCAATAATCGCGGGGCCACATGTCCGTAATGCGTGTCGGCGCCACCTCGACGATCTCAAGCGGGACGATATTCACTTCGACGAAGATGCGGCTGCGAAGGCGATACGGTTCTTCGAGGACCGCCTTCGGTTGAGTGAGGGTCAGTTCGAGAACAAGCCATTCCGATCGGCGCCGCCGCAGGACTTCAAGATTGGTTGTCTGTTCGGCTGGAAGAAGCTGGACGGCATGCGCCGATTTCGGCGGGCATACATCGAAGAGGGGAAGGGCAACGGGAAGAGTCCCTTTGCTGGCGGTATCGGACTCTATGGCATGATGGCCGACAACGAGCCCGGAGCGGAGGTTTATTCGGCGGGCGCCACAAAGGATCAGGCCGGAATTCTGTTCCGCGATGCCGTGAAGATGGTCGATAAGTCGCCGGACCTCGACAAACGGCTGAAGCGTAGTGGCGGACCTGGGAAGGAGTATAACCTCGCCTATCTGCCAAAAGGTTCCTTTTTCCGGCCGGTCTCTCGCGAAACCAAGAAGACCGGTTCTGGTCCACGTCCTCATTTTGCGCTTGTTGACGAACTTCACGAGCACGCAGACGGCGGCATTATCGAGATGCTGGAGCGCGGATTCAAATTCCGCCGGCAACCTCTGCTGCTCATGATTACCAACTCTGGAAGCGATCGGACCTCCGCGTGCTGGGCAGAGCACGAACACGCAATCAGGGTTGCAGCAGGTAATCGCGATGCCAAGGATCAGGATGCAGCATATCTTGGCGAAGTTCTCGACGATAGTACGTTTAGCTTTGTTTGTGGTCTCGATTCAGGCGACGATCCGCTTGAGGATCCATCGTGCTGGATAAAGGCAAATCCACTTCTGGGAGTGACGATAACCGAGGAATATCTCGCCGGCGTCGTGAAGCAGGCTAAGGATATTCCGGCCAAGCTCAACAACATTTTGCGGTTGCACTTCTGCGTCTGGACCGATGCTGAGACGGCATGGATGACGCGGACGGCATTGGAGCCTTGCATCGCGGACTTCGACCCAGCCGAGCACGCCGGAAAGCAGGTTTGGGTGGGTTGCGATCTTTCGCAGAACAAGGACATCACTGCGCTCGCGTGTGCTGTTCGCACCGGTGAGATTGAGGTCACGTCAGAGCGCGACGGCAAGGTTCAGAAGGTCAAGAAGCCGACATTCGACGTGTGGGTTGAGGCGTGGACACCTCGTGATACGCTTGACGCCCGCGCGCTTAAGGATAGAGCTCCATATCGCGAATGGGTGGAAGCCGGATATCTGCAGGCTCCATTGGGCCAGAGCATTCGCTACGACCATGTTGCCCAAGCGTTGGCGGAGTATATCCACGATTTCGATGTCCGCTGCGTCGCCTATGACCGATACGCGTTTCGCCGCGGCTTTGAGCCGGAATGTGCTGCGCTCGGCATTTCCGTCGAGTTCGTGGAGCATCCGCAGGGCGGCACCAAAAAAGGCAAACCGAACGAAGCGATGATCGAGGCAGCCAAGGTCGCTGGGCGCGAGCCCGAAGGTCTCTGGATGCCAGGATCGGTCCGCCAGATTGAGGACGCGATCACCGAGAAGCGCATCAGGATAAGACGAAACCCGGTGCTAATCTCTGCGATCATGTCGGCTGTCACCGATCAGGACCGCTGGGGGAATTATTGGCTCGCGAAAGAACGCGCAACGAACAAGATAGACGCTGCAGTCGCGCTGGCCATGGCACTCGGCGCGGCAGTTGCTTACGAGGGCTTAGGCCCAATCACTTATTCATCCCCCTGGGATGATCCCGGATTTTCTTTAAGCGCGACCGAAGCGGCATAGGAGAGACCTCGAAAATGTGGCCTTTCCGGAGCCAGAATGTCGAACAATCGCGCGAAATGGTGCCATATGCCGAGAAGCGCAACGGAAGCGTGGAAAATCCGCTTGTCCCAGTAAGCGCGACCAACTTTCTGGCGCACTTTGGATTGAGCGGCGTCAATTTGCCTGTTGTCACGATCGACAATGCACTGACGGTGCCGGCAGTCTGGGCCGCCGTCTCGTTTCTCTCGCGAACGCACGCATCTCTCCCGCTTCACGCATACCGAAGTACAAAATCAGGTCCGCAGCGGGTCACTGGCAAGCTACAAGCCGTTTTCCACGACGCGCCGAATCCTGAGCAGGACAGCTTCAAGTTCCGCCAGTACTTCTGGACGCAGGTATTCACCGGCGGACGAGGGCTCGCTTGGATCGAGCGCACGCCGCAGGGCATCGAGGCCATCTGGCCAATGGATCCGCACTATACGACGATCAAGCGCGTCAATGGTCGCATCGTCTACCAGTTCAACAACAACAACGGTTCCGGCCAGCGAACCGAGTATCCGGCCGAAGACGTCATCGACGTACCGTTCATGCTGAGATCGTGCGGCGTTCGACACTACAGCCCCATCGCAATGGCTGCGAAGGCGATCCAGCTTGCGTTAGCGATGAATGACTACGGATCGCAATATTTTGCAGGCGGTGGCGTTCCGCCTTTAGCGCTCGTTGGTCCACTGCCTCAAGGCGCAGAGGGTATGAAACGCGCAATGGCGGATGTGCACCGCGCAATCGACACCGCGCGGAAGTCAGACAAGCCTGTGTTCCCACTTCCGCCAGGGCATGAACTCAAG